GACATCTTTCAAATTATTTTCAGGAGAGAAACAAAGAGCTAACATACCGTTTCCATTAGACCTTTCGGTGTGGCATTACACCTCTGTGACCGCTCTCTATTTCTGTTCCTATTATACCACGACCTTCTCCACAAAGCAAGAACTCATTTGGATTATTTTCAGGAGGGAAACCCCGGGCGCGCCCTGGTCATCCTGTAGCCCAGTCGAGCTTCAAAATTATTTGGCGGAAATCGGGGAGTTTGGGAGTTTGGCGGAAGACGCCCGGGCGCCCGGTGCGGGCACTGGCCCCTGTCGGCCGTCCACCGAAAGTTGCGTATTAACGGGAGTTTGGGAGTTTAAGGAGTTTGTGCAGCTCCAGGGATGACATGGGCCCTTCGTACAATGCCCCGGGCACGGAGTCATAGTCCTTATCTCGGAGTTCTTGGAGTTTTGCACTTGAGAAAAGCTTTACGGTCCTACGACCGGGATCACTTACTAGAGTATAAACTGGTGCTCCTGACATCATATGAATAGTATTCCACGCCAGTTGCAGAGGTGAAACTAGCACTCTTCCAATCCCCTTTTTATTACGCCTCACAATTTTTAATTCTAAAGTAAAAAAACCTGTATCCTTATGAAACATAACACAATCCGGAAATCCAGGAGTAGCGTAGCTCTCAATCCTCGATGCTAGATAATGTTCATCACCATCTACCAATAATTTCTTTAAATTCTTCCAAAAGTTGGTCTCCGGTTTTACGGTCATACTTCCTTTTGCTCTTCACTACTCTCTTTTTCCACTTCGGTGACGTCCTTAATTCCTTCGCCATTGGATTTCTCTTCGACCGAAAGGACAGTTTGATTACCTTCTTTTTTGAATTTTCCATCTAATCCTAATTCCTTTAATTGTTTGAGAACATCATCCCTTGACATGTCATCAATGGATCCAGTTCTTATCTCTTTTCTTTCAATATACAATCCAGCAGCCTGTCCACGCAGCCTCTCGGCATTGACAGCCGCACTGTATGATTTCTCACCTAATGCTCTCTCCCGGAGTCTTGCCAACTCCTGGACGTGCTTATTCATTTGTACTCTGTGTGTATCTGCAATCTCCTCTCTTCTCTTCATGACTGCCGCCGTGACACGGGGAAATTTCTTTATATTTAACAGTTCAGAGGCTGTGACGTGTGCACGGTCAACATTATATCCAGCCTGTCTAGCACACGCAGTTGGTGTCATTCTGCCTTCATTATCCGTATATATTTCAACAAAAACCCTTTGTTTCTCAGTCAATCCGTCATTTCCCTTTGGATATTTAAGGGACATATCCCTCTTCTTGGAAGGTATTGCCAAGGTATTGCGAGTAAGCTGTTTTTTAATCTTGTCTAACTTATTGTTTATATTGACTTTTTCAGTCATTTTGACCTCTTTTTCACTGTTTTTTACTCGATTTGTCAAGACCCGCAATACCTCCGCAATACCCTGATTCTCCATATGGGATAAGGGATAGCGGGCAACGGTATTGAAGTATTGCCGATTCCCCGGTATTTAAAAAACTTTTTTTCATTTCCCGGGCACGCGCGTAATACCAATTTTACTCCCCTTCGGAGTTATCATGATTGACCTCCAGGAATATGGTAATAACCTGACATATCCGCGCTTTTTGAGTGCATATATGAGGGCATGTATACGACTTTTCGAACGATAGTTCAAGAGCTGTTTCATCTCCTCATAAGAGGGTGAATAGCCGTTCTGGTTTATGAAATTGGCTAAAAACCTGAGAAATTTCACCTGTTTAGGTGTCAGTCCGAACTCCTTCACCGCAATACCTCCCGCAATACCATCATCTTGTCTCCCTGTACCCCTTGGCGTTGGGGTGTGGCTTCATGTCCTCTTGAACATGGGAACTCATTTCCGAATACCCCCATTCCTCCTTGGTCTCCGGAGTTATTGAATCACGCAGATCTTTTTTCATCCGCACTTCCTCATCACTGAGTGGGATCCGCACTGGAGCCTTCTCATTATACTTATATCCCGTAAGGGGGGCCCACGTGAAGAGGAGATTTGTATCCTTCCACTTTCCGTTGATGAAAGCGGAAGCCTCCTCATCAGTCTTGAACTCTTTTACGATTTTTTCCTTTAGGGTTTGTTTTTCCCATAAGTTGAATTCGTACATTTTCATACTCTTTTCCTTTATCCAAATACCAAATTTTGTTCACCCAGCTTCTGGGGATTGAACAGAATCTTCCGCCGTCCAATTCTTTCTTATCCGCACCTTCCCAGCAGATGCTGCCCATGATGACAATCTTTTCCTTGTCCTCGTGAACGATCCATCCGACGTCATAAACCTGCGCCAACTCGTGCTTAAGCACCTGGGCAATGGGCGTCCATCCGCCCTCGCCGTCCTGCGCGTCAAGCCAGTGTATCACCGCCAACCTCGCCTTACTCGGCGAAAATGTCGGCTTCTTCGCTTGTTTCCTTGATCCCGTTTTCATCCGTTGATTCCTTCTCTATGTTCCTGTGTCCGTCCGTGATGACCTGCATGATTTCCGTCGCCGTCTGCAGGCGCACCTCGTAGTCCTGGAACACGACGATCCAAAATGATGTCTGTCCACCGCTCATGGTGGTCACGTCGCCCCTCCTGAAGTTTTCCACTGTCTTGCGGTAGCCTCGGGATAAGTGTTCGAGCATTTTGGACTTGAATAGAATGTCAGATGTATGGTCCTCAAAACCCAGCTGCCACGCCGGCTTCTCCATCAACTCCGTACTGGGGTTGACCTTGCCGTCAGGCAGTTGGGATATGGTAACGATCGTCTTCGTCATTAGTTCACCTTATTCCTTTTGTTCCAATTCATGTTCACTCGGTCGTAAGTCTCCTGCACGACGGTCTCGTCAAATCCCGCCAGTGCGGCGTCTTTCTTCATCTCTTCCGTATGCTTGATGAACTCCTCTATGATACCCAGCACGATGTGGATTCCAAGAGGCTGTCCATAAACGGTGACGGCGGAGATTTTTCCCACTAACGCGGGAAACTCTATGTCAGCTTTTTCAGCCCTCCTGAGAATTTTATTTATCTCTTCGTTTACTTTTAATAATTCCTTTATCACGTATCCTTATTCCTCTCGTTGTCGCTTCCTTGCTTATCATGTGCATCATCTCCTGTCCCGGTCCGCGATGCTTCGTCAACCCCATCCGCACCAACGCGTCATAATAGGGGATCTTAATCGCCACGCTCTTGTATTTAGTCGTGTCAACCATCTAAAATTTCACCCTTCCCCATTGCTGTTGATCATGCTTGTCATTAGGATTCACTTCGTTAAGAAAGACTATTATGCCTTTTTCGTCATGGTAAGGCCAAAAATTTTGTGCCCAACTTAAATCACGTTCCGAATCTTTTTTATCCATGGATGGTTTAACTTCAAATTTTTTAAGATATTCTTTAACTTTTTCAGGATCAAATAATACCCTGTGCGCCCTGTTATCCCCCATCTTCATATGAGGAATTTCTTTCATCTTTCTGTTAATGGTTGCTAGGCTGACCCCAAGCGATTCAGCTAATTCGTTTTTTGACATGTAATTATTCATTTTTACCTCCTATGGTTAATTCAACTTCTCATTCATCTCTTTCTGATTTTATTCATTCTTTCAACGTCCATGATCTCATCGCGGAAGTCACCGAACCTGTAATCAGGGTCGTCGATCTCCTCGACCATGAGAATTTTCTTTCCGTCCTTGTCAACTTTCTCACTCGTGCGCGCACGAATGAATGAATTTTTCTTCAATCGAATGAATGAATTTTTCTTCAATGATTTCAGTGACTTCTTCATTTCATGTACGTCCAGAACAGCAGGATGAATCCCGCCGCTATGATGGCGATATATGTCATCAGGGTCATGTCCATCACAAGCCCATCCACGCGCTGTACACCCAGACCAAGACATGGAACGCTATCCATATCTTGATTGGGATCACGAGCAACCAGAACAGCGACCAGATCATTTACTTACACCGTTAATCACTTTTGCAAGTGTCCCGATGCGGACTTTCTCCACTTCCTTTGGTGTGAGAGCATTTTTCCTTATCGCTATGTATTCATAATCCAAGTTACCGTGCTTTTTTTGAACGAGGGTGACGAGGTTGTCGTCGCAGGCGTTCATTACCTGCCTGCGAAACTTGTCCACGCGCACCCTGTCGTTCGTTGGCGCGATCCTCTGGATTGTAGGATCCACGATATACCCACGGTAGTAGGATAACTTTTCTCCTCTTCTGGACTTGTTGATCCAGTTTTGGAATGCCTTGAAACTCATCATAATGTTCTTCTTCAGTGTCATTTCATCTCTTTTTTAGGTGGGCCACACCCTGCTGGCCCACCCTTAGGAAATCATAATATGTCTAACTATATTATAACAGCCCACATTATAGGGTAAATGATGGGATAAGTCAAGTAAATAATTATGGCGGAATACAGCCAAAAACACGTGTCAA